AGCACCACGTGCACATGGGTCGACGCAGACGACTTGGCCGAATGGCTAGGCATTGAATCTGCAACCGCGAATGACACCGCGTTCCTGACGCGCTGCGCGGCAGCAGCCAACGCTTTTGCTTACCGTCGCCGTCAAGCCTCAGGGTATTTCGACTCACTGACCACCGTCCCTGACGCCTCAGTGTTCGAAGGCACCTGTCTGTACGGCACAAGTCTGTACCGTGAGCGGGGCAGCGTTGACTTCATTGCGTCTTTCGACGCGATGGGCACCGCCACCCCCGTCGCCAGTCTCGGCCGTGTCATGCAACTGCTCGGCACCGGAAGACCGCAGGTCGGCTAATGGCCTCAGGCGTTTTCTATCAGATGGTGCAGGACGTCAAGACGGCGATCAGCAACCTCGGTCTCAAACCGGTGACAGACCCGCGCAACGCGCGACCCCTCACCGTTTTTATCGAACTGCCATCGGCACGCATGTTCAACAACAATGTCGCTGACGGCACCCTCACGCTTCGCGTACTCGCACCGCCCCCCGGCAATCAAGACGCCGGCGATTACTGCATGACCGTCGCGGACCTCATCTGCAGCAGCAATGCACTTGCAGTCACCGACGCAGCGCCTAGCGTGGCACTAATCGGCGAGCAACAGTTGCCCGCCTATGACCTAACCGTAAGACTCTCAGGAGAAAGATAAAACTAATGGCTACTTCAGCAGCACTTTCGCAGGGCACCCTTGTGGTCGACAGCGTTGACTTCAGCGATCAGGCGACGAGCATCACCGTCAGCAAGGTCATTGAGGCCCTTGAGGCCACCAGTTTCGGCGACTCCGGTCGCAAGTTCAAGGCCGGTCTCGGCAACTACGAGGTGAGTGCGACGCTCTTCCTTTCGTATGGCACCGGAGAGGTTGAGGAAAAGTTGGCGTCACTCGTTGGCACCACCTTTGACGTCGTTGCCACGCCGACCACCTCGGTCACCCCCGGCACCGACAACCCCGAGTGGTCGCTCACCGGCTGCTACTTGGAGCAGGCCGACGTTATCAACTCTTCGGTTGGCGAACTGCCGACCATTGACGTTGTGTTCCGTGGCGGTTCGCTCGCGCGCGCCACTTCCTGATAACCACATAGAGAAAGCAGACCCGACATGCAACTCACCATTCGCGTTGACACCGGCGAGGGCCCACAGGAAGTCACTACAAACCTGTGGGTTCTCGTCGCGTGGGAACGCAAGTACAAGGCGAAGGCGTCACAGATGGCGCAAGCACTCGGTATGGAAGACCTCGCGTTTATGGCGTACGAGGCTTCCCGTCAAGCCAAGATGACTGTGCCAGCCGTCTTCGATGACTACCTAAAAAAGATCGTCAGTCTTGAGGTGGTCAGCAACACTGACCGCCCTACCGACGGGGGACATACAGCCGACTCTTAGCCGAACTGCTAGTCACTGTCGGATGGTGGCCCCCTGACATAGAGTTCACAGCGTTGGACCTCATCACCGTGGTCGACGTAATGGAACAGCAGAGAAAGCAGCAGCAGAGGCGTGGCCGATAACTTCAACGTCGCACTTGAATACAACGGGCTTGCAGCCACGTTGAAGGCTTTGCGTCATGTCGACCCCGAGTTGCGTAAGCAAACCCTGCGCGAAATGAAAAAGGCTGCGAAGCCGATGCAAGCCACCGCCCGCGCACTGTTCCCGACTGCAGAGCCGTTACGTAACTGGGGCAACTGGCGCGGCGGCTATGACATCAGCCGTGTCAGGTCCGGTGTCAAAGTCTCATTCAAAGGCACCCGTGCCCGTAACCGCGACGTCATCCCGCTGCTGACACTGCGACAGGTCAACCCGGCCGGTGCGATCTATGACATGGCAGGTCGTGCGGGTGGCAAAGGCCGAAGGTCTGAAGGCGCTGAGCGCGGCCGTCAGATGATCGGCAAACTGAACATGCAGGGCTTCTCGTCGCGCGCTATGTGGCCGGCCGCTGAGAAACATTTGCCGAAGGTGCAGGCCGACGTAGCCAAAGCGATTGAAGCCATGACCGAAACAATCAATAGGGAGTTGCGCTGATGGCTGCAATCAATGTGCCGATTGTCTCTGAGTACTCGCCGAAGGGTGTTCAGGCGGCAATCAAAGACTTTCAGAACCTTCAGACCAAAACCCAAAAGGCCGGCTTTGCACTCAAAAAGGCTTTCCTGCCGGCAACGGCTGCGCTCGGTGCGCTCACTGCGGCAGCGGTCCCGGCAGTGGCTGCAGCCTCTGACCTTGAAGAGAGCATTTCAAAAGTCAATGTGATCTTCGGTGAGGGTGCCGAAGCGGTCCGCAATTTTTCGGAGACTGCTGCCACAGAGTTGGGCTTGTCTCAACAGGCGGTGCTTGACGCTGCCGGTACGTTCGGCACGTTCGGCAAGGCGGCAGGTCTGGGCGGTCAAGACCTCGCACAGTTCAACAACGACTTCACGACCCTCGCCGCAGACCTCGCATCGTTCAATAACACTTCGCCTGAACAAGCGATTGAGGCTATCGGCCAAGCCTTGCGTGGTGAAAACGAAGGTATGCGTCAGTTCGGTGTGCTGCTGAATGACGCCACGCTAAAAGCCGAAGCCCTTGAACTCGGCATTTATGACGGCACCGGTGCGCTCACCGATCAGCAGAAAATCTTGGCGGCACAGGCCGCTATCTTCAAGCAGACCGGTGACGCGCAAGGCGACTTCCTTCGCACAAGCGAGGGCCTTGCGGGACAAACCAAAATCATGCAGGCACAGTTCGCTGACCTGCAAGCCGAACTTGGCAAAGCACTCATGCCGGTCGTCATGGCGCTGCTTCCCATCGTCGCCGACCTTGCTAGTTGGATGGCAGAAAACAGTGAACTAGTGCTGATCTTCGGCGGCGTCATCGGCGGTCTTGCCGCTGCAGTCATCGCAATCAACTTTGCTATGAAAGCGTGGATTGCCACAAAGGCCGCATACGCAATCGTGACCGCAGCAGCGACCAAAGCAACCGCATTTTTCAACGCCGTCTTGTACGCCAACCCGGTGCTGCTTGTCGTCGCCGCAGTCGCCGCACTGGTCGCCGGTCTCATCATCCTAGAAAAAAAGTTTGGCCTAGTCACCGCTGCCCTTGAAGGACTGTTCGGCATCTTTGAAAAAGTCAAAGACGGCATCGGGTGGCTTGCCGAAAAGTTGGGTTTGGTCTCCGACGAACTTGAGAACTTTGAGAAGACCACCGACACCGCCCGCGAGCAGGCCGGCGACATGTACGAGTCAATGCGCGATTTGACGTCTGGTGCTGACGACGCTCGCAATCAGTTCGAACGGGCAAACGGCCAAATCGAAGACTTCAAAGATGAGGTGCACGAGTCGAAGCGCCCCACGGACCTACTGACTGAAGCCGTTGACGAACTGTGGAAGTCGACCGACCGTCTCTACCGCGGCATGTTCGAACTGAACCCAGAACTGCAACGCTACCTTGACCAGTTAGACCGTGACGCCGCAGTGCGCGACTTCAACGATGCTGTCGCAGAGTTCAATTCAGTTGCTCGCACAAATCAGGAAGGGTCGCGCGAATGGGAAGAGGCCAACGCTGAGGTGTATCGCGGCCTCACCGACGTCATCACTGAACTCGGCAACATCCCACAAGAGAAGCAAACTGAACTCAAGTTTTTAGCGGACACCGGCGACCTGCAAAAAGTGCTTGACATTGTGAACCGAATCAATGAGGGCTTGCGAATCGCAAAGACGCAAAGCGGCAAGGTGTCATTGCCAAGTGTTGAAAGCATCGGCGGAGCACTGCAAAAAGGCGGGTTCACCGGTACTACCGTGATCGCGCCAACTGTGCCCACCACGATTCGTGATGAGACCGGCACCGCCGGTGTTCGTATCGCAGCCCCTACCATCTCAACGATCAGCACCGAACGGGGCACTGCCACCGTCACCAATAACGTGACCGTGAACACGTTGAACGCCAACGCTGAGACCGGCCGGCGCATCGCCGATTCACTTGCCGCATATCAGCGTGTCAGAGGGTTCGTGCGCTAATGCCGGCTGCTGTTGTCGCGTCGGGTGATTACACCCTTGAGATAGATACCGGCGCACCTGTGCGCGGGTTCCGTCTTGACGACAACGCGCGCGGCATCTTAGACGGCACTGTTTTTGTACTTGACGGTCTCACCGATTACGCCGACGTCACCGACGGTGCACGCAACATTCAGATTCGGCGCGGCCGACAAGACATCAGCAACCAGTTCGGCCCCGGCATCATGACCTTTGAACTTGACGACACCGCTGCCGGTGGCGTGTTCAACCCGTTCGCCAATGACGGCCCGTACTATGACCCGACTAACGATGAGCCGGGCCTAGCCCCCATGCGGTACGTCAGCCTGAAACGCGAGTCTGACTATCTCTTTGTCGGTCGCGTCATTGACTATCGGTACAACTTTGGGCTGTCCGGTGAAGACACCGTGACGGTCACATGTGCTGACGACTTGTACCTACTCGGGCAGACGTCAACCGATGAGGTGCACATTGACGAGCAACTGTCAGGCGCACGCATCACCGACATACTTGATTTGCCGGAAGTCTCGTACCCGACTGGCGCTGCCCGTGACATTGCGACCGGCACGGTCACCCTCGGCGGTCACAGCGGTGGCGGTGGCGGCGGGCATGACTGGGACTTGTCGGTCGGTCAGAACGTCTTTGAATATCTGAGCCTTGTCAATGACGCAGAGCAAGGCCGTCTGTATGTCACCCGTGACGGTGTGCTCACCTTTGAGAACCGTATCGGCAACACGCTCAGCGGCTCAGTTGCAGACTTCCATGACGACGGCACAAACTACCCGTACCGCAACGTCGACATTTCTTTTGGTGCCGACAAAGTGGTCAACCTTGTCTTTGTCCAAACCCTAAACAATCAACTAGGCACAGCCGAGAACGTCGACAGTCAAACCAAATATTTTATCCAAACCCGCAGCGTCGTCGGCGCACTATTCGACAACTCAACCGACGCCGCCACCCTCGCCGACTACTTACTCAACCCCGAACCTGAACCCAACTTCACCGCAGTCGAAGTCGCTTTCGTCCAACTGACCGACGCGCAACGCGACGTCATCGCCACCGTCGACATTGGCGACACCATCACGATTGAAAAGCAGTTTGTGAACGGGGCAACCGTGACAGAACTCGCGCAGGAACTCGCGGTTGAAGGCATAGAACATCTCATTGACGTCCGTCTCGGGCATGTCGTTAGGTTCTACACAAGCCCCGTCACCATTGTTTATGAGTTAGTGTTAGATGACCCCACGTATGGTGTACTTGACGCACTCAATGTTCTAGGATAGGAGCACCTATGGCTAGCCCATTCCCATTCACCTCGGGCCAAGTTCTGACCGCGGCCGAACTGAACGAGATCGGCGAGCGAGTCGATTACACCGCCTCCGCCGCACTTGGTAACGTAACGGTCGGTAACGGGACGTTCACGTATGCTCACTACACCCGGGTAAATGATGTTGTGAATTACATGGGCGAGTTCGTTTTGGGTTCGACTAGCGCAGTCACCGCAAACGTTCTGATCAATCTGCCTTTCAATTCTGCGAGCGGCCTGTACACGACCGGCGGTGTCGGAATGTTCGTGGACGAGGGAACGCAGTCCTATCCTTGCTACGCAAGATTCGCGAATACGACCGCAAGCGGACTGTTCTCGTACTACGCGGCTGGCACTTACGCACTCCAGGGTAACGCAAACGCAACCACACCGTTTACATGGGCGGCGACCGATAAAATCGTGTGGAACATCATCTATCAGGCGGCATGACATGACCAGTTTTCAGTTCAACCCTGACTTCCCAGATGCCACCGATCCGCAGAAGATGGATCAGGTTCGGTTATGGCGGAACGTGGAACTAAGTAAGACCGATTGGACGCAGGTCTCAGACGCACCCGTAGACGCTGAGGCGTGGGCCACCTACCGGCAACAACTCCGCGATCTGCCCGCCACCATCGATCTTGAGAACCCCGTTATCCCTGACCCGCCAGCATGATTGTCACGAGCGAAGACGCAAAAACAGCCGCTTTGGCTCTGGTCATGAGCATCATTGTTGTCGTCTGTTTGTGGATTGGACAGAGATGAATATTGCAAACCCGTCCAAAGCGATGATTGCGCTTGTTGCCCTTATCTGCATTACCGTGCTGCTCGCCGTCGACGCTGTTGACGAGTCAGCCGGCACCGGTCTTATCGGCATGATCGCGGGCTATGCGGTCGGCAACGGCATCGCGGCCCGTCGTGGTGATGAGGTGACCCCGATTATTGGCAAAAAGTCGTGAGCGTCAGGTACCACAACTGGCAGGCCGACACGCCGTCAGATCAGTACGCCACGTGCAGTCCTAACCTTTTTGAACTCCGCAAGTATCTGGCTGAGCGGTGGGGTCTCACTAATCTTGGCTGCTTTGGTCGCCGGCCGATCAGGGGCGGCACCTCATGGTCATCGCACAGTTTCGGTGCGGCACATGACTACTCGTACCGCAACGGTCCTGACCGCAGCGTCATTGAATCGGAAGTCATTCCGTTCCTTGTCGACAACTTTGAAGTGCTCGGCATCCAACGGGTGCATGACTATTGGGCGCGCCGCTACTGGCATGTCGGTAAGGGTTGGATTGGTCGCCCGCCCGGTGCCCGTAACGATCACCTGCACGTAGAAGTCACCCCTGAAACATGGCATTGGGCGACACCGATCAGCGACCGGTTGGGCGGCACACCTCCCCCGTCCAACCCGGTCGCGTCATCTGAGCCGTATGCCGGCCAGTCAACTAAGCGCGGGTCATCAGCGAAGGCCCGTATTCGACTTATTCAGCAGCAACTGATTGCGAAGGGTGAGAACCCCGGACCCGTTGACGGCATGTTCGGCCGGTTGACTGAAGCGTCAGTGCGGCGCTATCAGGCTGCTCAGGGTCTTACCATTGACGGTATTGTCGGCCCGCAAACTTGGCGGGCGCTATTCTCGTAACTACCCGAACCGACTAAGGGGGAACAGATGAGCAAGCCAGACATGTCCGAGTTCGACGCAGCCCGGCCACAAAAGCCGCACAACAAACTGACGGGCATCTTGGAAGACGTCACACCCGAGCGACGCGAAGCGCTGCTGAACGCGCTGCACGACCCGTCCTATTCGACACCCACGATTCACAAGGTGCTCAAGTCTTGGGGCTACGAGGTCAGCACCTACCCCATCGCACAGTTCAGGCGAGACATTGGGCAGTGATTTCGACCTTGCCGAAGAGGTCGAACAGTTACGGGCAGCACTGCAACGCGAACAGCGCGCCCACCGCAAAGCCAAACTAAAAAGCGACGCCATCGTTGACGCCGTGTACCGGGCGGCACGCGACGCCCAAACCGCACAAGGCCCCGCCAAACTCCCGAAGACGGAACGCGATCAACGTCGCCGGCCCGGTGAGGTTGCACTCATTCACGCAACCGACTGGCAGTTAGGGAAACAGACAGCCGACTACAGCATTGAGGCATGTGAGAAACGCATCATGCGGTTCGCCGACAAGGTGCACACCCTCACGCACATTCAACGCGCCGACCATCCCGTCAAGCACGCGCACATCATGTTTGGCGGTGACATGGTAGAAGGCGTCGGCATCTTCCCCGGTCAGGCATACGAGGTTGAAGCCCACCTGTTCGAACAGTTATTCGCCTGCACCCGGCTCATGGAACAGTTCACGCTTGCCATGCTTGAAGGCTTTGAGACCGTCACGGTGACATGCGAGTACGGCAATCACGGCCGGCTAGGCCGCAAGGGCGACATGCCCGGTGGCGACAACATTGACCGCATGGCCTACAAAATCGTGGGCGACCGGTTCGAATCCACCGACCGGGTGACTTGGCATACCTCAGGCAACTGGTACCAGATCGTGCAGATCGGCAACTATTCGGCGCTGCTCATCCACGGCGACGAGGTAAAAATGTTTGGCGGCAACTTTCCGGGCTACGGACTTATGCGCAAGTGCAACGCATGGGCAACCGGCGTCATCCCTGAGCCGTTCACTGATGTGTACGTCGGGCACTTCCACACACCGATGACGTTGACGATGGCGAACGGTCACCAAATCTATGTGACCGGTTCACCCGAGTCGGAGAACGTGTACGCGAAAGAGTTTATGGCAGCGACCGGGCACCCCTCTCAGCGCCTGCACTATGTCGACCCTGACGCCGGCCGAGTCACCGCGTCATACATCGTGTGGGTTGACACCTGACGGCTTTTCCACTTAGATGGGTCGCGTAGCCGTGTGGCTACACACCCGACGAAAGGAAAACCCGACATGATGAAACTGCTTTGGCTGTGCGCGATAGCGGTTATACCGCTTGATTGTGCACCGTTGGACATGCCTGAAGAGGCAGCGCAATATCAGCGCGATATCAGCACCGCCCGCTGCGAAGAGTGGTTTGGGCACGCCGTGGCGATGGGTTGGGAGGTGGAAGACCTACCAACGCTTGACCGCATCATGTGGAACGAAAGCCGCTGCGACCCAACCGCGCACGGTGGCAATCCCGAGTACGGTGACCACGGTCTCACGCAGGTCTACTGGCGGGTATGGGCACCGCTCGTCATGGAACTCGGTTACGAGCGCGAAGACTTGTATCACCCTGCAGTCAATCTGCTTGTCGCACGACTGATCGCCGACGACGCAGAGTCACGTGGGTGGTGCAGATGGCAACCGTGGGCGGCTTCAGGCCAGTACGGATGTGAGGTGACGTCGTGAATCTTGACGGGTACATCACCGTGGCTGAACGCCTCAGCCGAGCATTAGAAAAATGGCCTGAACTCCGAGTCACTGAAGCGCCCCCGCGCATCATCACCATCGGGGACAGCACCTACATTGAAGTGACGACGATTATTTACCGCAGCCCTGACGACCCGATGCCGACACAGGCGTCATGTTGGGAGCCGTGGCCGGGCAAAACACCGTTCACAAGGGACAGTGAGCAACCCAACGCTTCGACCTCGGCCCTCGGCAGGTGCCTCGGTCTGATGGGAGTCGCTGTAGACAAGGCGTTGGCAAGCGCCGACGAGGTTGAGAACCGGAAACAGGACAGCGCCGGCCCGCCGGCCAAAGCCCAACTCGGGTCACGCGCAAAAACAGGCCCCTCAAAGGCCGCACAAGCCGCGTTAGACCGTGGCCGGGGTGCAGACACCGAAGACGGCGTTGCGTCCGTCCTAGACGCCTTTCCGGGCGCTACAGAGAAACGCCGTCAGGAACCCACCCCGAAAATGGTCGGGTTCTACAAAAAACTGTGTGCCGAGCGTGGCAGGAACCCCGAAGAGGACGCCCTTCACGACTTCGACGCCTGCAAGCGTGCCATTGACCAACTGAAAGCAGAGCCACGTGACTGAAGCCGAGTTCCAACGGGCAGTCATGGAACTCGCGAAATGGTGCGGATGGCTCACCTACCACCCGAGACCGGCCCAAACCGCCGGCCGATGGTCAACCGCCTACACCGGTGACGCCGGCTTCCCTGACCTAGTGCTTGCACACCGGGACAGGGGCACCATCTTCGCCGAACTAAAAACACAGCGAGGCCGGCCCACACCCGGTCAACGCGCATGGCTGAACGTCCTAGAAGACGCCGGCCAAGAGGCATACCTATGGCGTCCACAAGA